CAATTAATTGTAGCAAACTTATTAAAAGCCGCTTTAGGGGGCCTTGGAGGCTCCGGTGGAGGCTTTGGTAGCTTTATTCCTTCTGGAGGAAGATCTTCTCCAGGCGGCGCAATTAATTTTGATACTATGTACGGCTTTAGACGAGGCGGTATTGTCGAACAGTACGCAGAAGGTGGAATTGCACGTGGTAGAGAAGCTGGTTATCCTGCTATACTACATGGAACCGAAGCAGTAGTACCACTTCCTAATGGGAATAAGATCCCTGTTGAAATGATGAATGGTAGTGGGCAAAACAATAATGTTACTGTAAATGTATCTGTAGACAACCAAGGCAAAGCAAATTCAAGTTCTCAGCAAGATTCTAATCAAGCAGGCAACCTTGGAAAAGCAATCGCAAAAGCAGTACAAACAGAACTACAAAATCAGAAACGTTCAGGTGGAATACTTAATCCATACGGAGTAGCATAATGGCAATCGGATTCACAACTTCAGCAGCCTACGGTAGCAGACAAATTATTCCTGATAAAGGGTTGGGCAGACAATCTAAGCCTCGAGTTCGTATTGCAAAGTTCGGGGATGGATACGAGCAAAGAATTGCAGACGGACTAAATCCAATTGAAGAAACTTTTAACGTAACTTTTAATAATCGTACTGAAGCTGAGCTTGATGATATTACGGGGTACTTAGCATCTTTAGGCGGAGTAACTTCTTTTTACTTTACAGTTCCAGACGATAATGCAGGGGGAGAACTTACAGTCAAAGTAGTTTGTGATACTTATAATCAAACTTATACTTATGATGGACACCCTTCTGCGAGTGCAACTTTTAGACGAGTTTATGAAGCATGACAGATTTAATAGATGTAGTACAAAAACAAGACCCAGGAAGTGAACTTGTAGAACTGTTTGAGCTTACTTTAAGTGATGGAACAGTTTTATATTTTCATCCAGACTTTGATAGTGATAACTCTACAGCTAGTGAAGAAGGCTATATTTATTTTCGTGAGAGAACTAGCCCATATAATGTAAAAAGTTATATGCCTTTTCCAATTCAAGTAGATGGAATAGAGTATAGCGCAGATGGGGCTCAAAATAGACCTAACCTTACTGTTGCAAATGTAACTTCTGTTTTTGATACTGAAATAGGTGATTTTAAAAATGATGACTTAGTTGGTCAGCCTGTTGTTAAAAGAACCACTCTAAAAAAATACTTATATGAGCCAGGAGGTTCAGCAGGTGCATATGATTCTACAACTCCGCCTATTGAATTCCCTATTCAAAAATATATAATTGATAGAGTTTCACAAGAAAATCCTATTTCAGTAACATTCGAATTAGCATCTCCTTTTGACTTAGGAGGTATACAGATTCCAAATAGAAGTGTATTAGGAAAATACTGTTCCTGGGAATATCAAGGAAATGATTTAAATTCTCGTGGCGGGTGTATTTGGAGTAAAAATAGTTTAATTGAACTTGGCACAAGTACGACAACAACTGGGGATTTTAAGGCATACTTTACAGAAAAAGACGAGCCTATAATTGATGAAATTATTTTTACTACAAATACACCTTGGGCAACTTCTACTTCTTACTCAGTGGGAGACTTAGTTTTAGAGAGTGCAAAAGTTTATATGGCAAATACTGCACACACTTCGGGAGCAACTTTTGCGGGAGATTCAGCAAATTGGGATCTTATTGCAGATACAGCATGGGCAACTTCTACTTCCTACGCTGTAAATTATTATGTAAAGAGTGGCAATAACTACTATCGATGTAACACTGCCCATACTTCTGATGCTACTTCGTTTTCTGCTGACTCGGCAAAGTGGGACACAATCTATTTATATAAAACTTGGGATACTTCTCCCTCTGCCACTAATACTTTTTCGGCAGGAGACTATGTAGAATATGATAATGGTACTCAAACTACAATTTGGAGAGCTTTATTAGCAAGTACAGATAATGATCCAACTGAGAGTACTACATGGACTCGCGCAGATAAATGTGGAAAGAAATTATCCTCTTGTAAGTGTAGATTTCAAGTTACAGCTAGGCATCCATATACAACTAGTAATGCAACACCTCAAGTAGTTAAAAGAAGTAGTGTTCCTCTTCCTTTTGGAGCATTTCCAGGAACAGGTAAGTTTAGATGATCGAACAAATAAAAGAGCACTTTGAAGAGTGCTATCCTCAAGAAGGTTGTGGAATTATAGGAATAGTAAAAGGTAAGAAAAAGTGGTATCCTTGCACAAATCTTGCAGAAGAAAATGACGATTTTGTATTAGATCCGAATGATTACATAAAAGTAATGAAAGAAGCAAATATATTTGCTATTGTACATAATCATATACACGGATCAAACGAAGCAAGTGAAAATGATAAAAAATATTGCGATGCTTTAGGAATACCCTACTATATTTTTTCTTTTCCTTCAATGGATTTAAATATAGTAGAGCCAGAAGTTAATTGTAGTCCTTTAATTGGTCGTGAGTATGAGTTTGGAAAGCACGATTGCTTAGAAGCAGTAAGAGATTATTATAAAGAGTATTTAGATATAGAATTACGAAGACGACTACCTTATTTAGATGATTGGTGGAATTTTGGAGAAAATTATTTTACCGAAGAACATTTAAAAGAATGGCAGTTTACTAAAGTAAAAGATTTAAGAAAAAATGACGTAGTAATTTTTCAAATGGGAGCAGATGTACCTAACCATTGTGGAGTTTACTTAGACAACGATATATTTTTTCATCATGCTGTAAATCGACTTTCATGTCGAGAAAATCTTTACCCAACATGGGGAAAGCATTTAGTAGGAATTTATAGATACAATGCGTAAAATTATTTTAGAAGGGCAATTAGGACAAAAGTTTGGAACTTCACATTTATTCTGTGGGGATACTCCTGCGGAAGCTTTTCGTCTTATACAAGCAAACTATCCAGAATTTAGAAAATATCTTATTGAGTGTCATGAAAAAGATATTGGATTTCACGTAGAAGTAAATAATCAAGAAGTAGATGCTTTAGAATGTTTGCTGCCCCTTTCTGAAGGCGATATAATAGTTACTCCTGTTGTTGCAGGTTCAAAATCTGGTCCAGCAAAAATTCTTGCTGCTTTGGCGATTGTTGCTTTTGTAATTTTTCTGCCCGGAAGCGCTACTCTTCTTCTTTCAGGAGGAGCTTTAGGAGGAGGTACAGCAGGAGCTTTAGCAGCAGCAGGTGCTTGGACAGCGTTAGGAATTGCTACTAATCTAGCTACTGCTGGAGTTATGCAAATAATGGCTCCAGACCCTGCTACAGATCGACAAGAAGACGAAGGGTACTTATTTAATGGGGACGCCAGAAATATTGTAGAAGGAGACCCTGTTCCTGTATTATATGGTGAGCTTAGAGTGCCTGCTACTCCTATTTCAATCGAAGTAGTTGCAGGGTCAAAATATCCTGCATTAGCAACTCATAATACAACAGATAATAATGATGTGACTTATGAGGAATTTCTTGCAAGAGAAGAGCCTCGAACTTACAATGAACCTAATTATCCAGGAGAAGCAGCTTTTATAAAATGGTCATACGCATCAAATGCTAGTTTTGGAAAAAGTCAAGATATACTAATAACTAGTGTCATCTCCGAAGGGCAGATTCAAGGCTTAGTAAATGGAGCAAGTTCTGTATACTTAAATAATGATCCAGGACTAGACCCCTCTGACAGTAATACTTCACTGAAAGGTACTGAAACAAAAGCATCTCTTACAAATAATAGCAAATCTGGAACTTTAAATAAAACTAATGCTTCTACTGCTACTTCTTCTGAGGAAAGTGCAACACAAAAGATACTTGTTAAAGCCGCAGAGAGTACAACAAGTACAGTAAATATAGAATATGAGCAAACTACAGAAGCAGGGTGGCCGATTACTTATTGTACAGGAATAAGGCTCGTAACTAGTAGCGCATTCTTTTCTACTGATTGGGTAGGATATACTAGCGGAGTTAAAGTTAGAATTTTAAATTCTTCAGGAGTAACTGCCT